TAGACGTTTTGACTCTATATGAATCAATACCTTATGTTTCTATTTACAATAAATATTTAGGAACGTCAACAAGTGTTTTTAATCAGCCTTTATCCAACTGCGAAGATTCGTTAGGAACTCCTTTTGATGTAAATAGCTTTATTGCATTTGCAGAAGCAAATTTAGGTTTCGATACTTCTGGAGGTGGAGGAAGTAGTCCTTTTGAATATAATGCTAACGCAACGGGTATAGAGCCAATACTAGGCACTAATAATGCTTCGGGAACTTACGCTACAATTGGGGGTGGTATAAATAATACTTCCTCTGGTTGTTGTTCAACAGTTGGAGGTGGTTTTTTAAATACTGCTTCTGGTTATTGTTCAACCATTGGAGGTGGAGCTATTAATAATGCTTCGGGATGCAATTCAACAGTTGCAGGCGGAACTTCAAACCAAGTCATTACTAATTATTCTGCAATTGGTGGTGGTAAATATAATACTATCACTTGTAGTAGCTTTTCTGTAATTGGAGGTGGTTGTGGAAATAGCGCTCGTGGTCAATATTCTTTTATAGGTGGAGGTATTGGAAATGTTGCAAGTGCTGGTTATGGAAGTCTTGTAAGTGGTGGTTATTTTAATACTGCATCAAATGTTGCTTCGGTTGTAAGTGGTGGTTATTGCAACATTGCATCTGGAAATACATCAACAGTAAGTGGAGGATATTGTAATCAAGCAACTGGTTATTTTAGTTCAATAGGTGGTGGACATACAAATACTTCAAGTGGATGCCATTCTTTTATAGGAGCTGGAGATTTTAATATTGCAAGTGCTGATAAATCTTTTATTGGTGGAGGTTATTTAAACACGGCTTCTGGTTGTATTTCAACAATTGGTGGTGGGCGTGAAAATACTGCTTCTGCAAGTTCGTCAACAGTTGGAGCTGGTTATTGCAACATAACAAATTCAAGGTTTTCATTTATTGGAGGAGGTCAAAGAAATATAATTCAATCGCCTACAAACGAATGTTGCTCTCTTGGAGTAACAATAGGAGGTGGTATTGGTCATAATACAACTGGCGGAACTTTTAACGCTACTACTGGATATTTAAGTGGTGCAATTACTTGTTGTAATGCTGGTAGATTATCTACAATAGGTGGTGGGTATAGAAATAAAGCTTCTTGCGCTTTTTCAACAGTTGGGGGGGGGTGTTTTAATACTGCTTCTGGTAGTGCTTCAAAAATTGGGGGCGGTTGTGCAAATACTGCTTGTGGCATAAGGGCTACAATTGGTGGAGGATTTTGCAATACTGCTTGTGGACTTAGTTCAACAGTTGGAGGAGGACAATGTAATACTGCTACTGATTATGCGACAGTTGGAGGGGGTCATTTTAATCGTGCTTGTGCTTCTTTATCAACAGTTGGAGGTGGTTGTTTAAATACTGCTTCTGGCGGTAATTCAGTTGTTGCAGGTGGACAATGCAATACTGCTTCTGGTCAATGTTCAACAGTTGGAGGTGGTTATAGAAGTCGTGCTTCTGGTGGTTGTTCAGCAGTTGTTGGGGGATATTATAATATAGCTTCTGGAAGTTGTTCATTTGCTGGAGGTGGTAGAAATAATACGGCTTCTGGTAGCCTTTCAACAGCAGGAGGAGGTTGTTGCAACATAACAAATTCAAGATTTTCAGTTATATCTGGAGGGCAAAGAAACATAATTCAATCGCCTACAAACGAATGTTGTTCTCTTGGAGTAACAATAGGAGGTGGTATTGGTCATAATACAACTGGCGGAACTTTTAACGCTACTACTGGGGATTTAACTGGCGCAATTACTTGTTGTAACGCTGGTAGATTATCAACTATTGGGGGTGGTTTTAGAAATAGAGTTGCTGGAAATTTTTCAACCGTTGGGGGTGGTTGTTGTAATACCGTTTCAGGATATAGTTCAACAGTTGGAGGAGGTATTGTAAATACTACTTCTGGATATTTTTCAACAGTTGGAGGAGGACAAAGTAATAGTGCTTCTGGTGCTATATCAACAATTGGAGGTGGTTTTGCAAATATTGCTTCTAATTGCTATTCAACGATTGGTGGAGGTCAAATTAATTTAGCTTCTGGTTCTTATTCAACAGTTGGAGGAGGTCGTCAGAACACTGCTTCTAATTGCTATTCAACAGTTGGAGGTGGTCAATTAAATACTGCTTGTGGCATAAGGTCAACAGTTGGAGGTGGTCGTTCCAATATTGCTTCTGAAAGTTCTTCAACAATTGCTGGAGGTATTAGTAATACTGCTTCTGGAGGTTCATCAACAGTTGGAGGTGGAGATGCAAATACTGCTTCTGCAACTTTTTCAACAATTGGAGGAGGTCGTTGTAATACTGCTTCTGGTGCTTATTCAACAGTTGGGGGTGGTCAAAGTAATATTGCTTCTGCAACAAGGTCAACAATTAGTGGCGGTTGTAGAAATTGTTCCTCTGCTTTATATTCAACAGTGGGAGGTGGTTTTACAAACTGTGCTTCTGGACTTAATTCAACAGTTGGAGGAGGTCTTTGTAATACCGCTTCTGGAGATAGTTCGGGTATTTTAGCTGGTATGTCAAATTCCACAAACACTTGTGCTTGTGCTATGATTGTAGGTTCTAATATTACGGCAGACAGAGCTTGTGCAACATTTGTAAATAACTTGTCAATAAAATCTATCCCAACATCATCAGCAGGTTTGCCTAGTGGTTCTGTGTGGAATAATAGTGGTGTATTAAATATTGTGACATAAAATAAAAATAAATAAAAATAAATAAAAAAATATATATATATTTGTATTCTGATTGATTTAATTAAAAATTAAAAACTAAAAACTAAAAATAAAAAAAATGGAAAATTTCACAATTCACATCTTCGGTTACGGAGAAACACAAATAAATTCAAAAGATTTATCTGTAAAAACAGCAACTGCTGACTTAACTAATGTAACTCCATTAGTAGATGCTATATGGGCTAAAAAGCCAGCAGACAGCACAATAGAGAAAAAATTTCATGCAATCAACATATTTGGATATGATGATGTGAGATGGTTGCAAAAAGACGGATTTGATGTAAAGGAAGATGCAGATTTAAAACCTTTAATCGATGCTTTGATTGCAGAACTTCAAATTGTAAAAGACAATCTTCCTGCATAAGGAAGATGTGTCTTTAGGGCTATAAAAAAAAACCAAGAAAACTAAACAAATTATAAAATATGGAAAAGCGTTTTTTCTTTAATTCATCATTGCCTAGAGCTGGCTCAACACTTCTTCAGTCAATAATTGGAGACAATCCTGATTTTTATGTAACTCCTACTTCGGGGTTTTTAGAATTAATCTATGGAGCAAAGGGGAATTATAATGCTTCTCCAGAATTTAAAGCTCAAGACCCTAAACAAATGGACGATGCTTTTTTGTCTTTTTGTCGTTCGGGAATGGAGGGTTATTTCTCTAGCTTAACTAACAAGCCTTACATTTTAGATAAAAATAGAGGTTGGGGTATAAGTTATGGATTAGCGAATAAATTCTATCCAAACCCAAAAATAGTATGTATGGTTCGGGATTTACGAGCTGTATTTGCTTCTATGGAAAAAAACTTCAGAAAAAATCCAACAAAGGAAAATCACGTTCAAAATCCTAGTCAATTGGTAGGTACTACTTTGAAAAAAAGAGTAGATATATGGGCTGATGGTATGCCAGTAGGCATATCTCTAGACCGACTGAGAGATATGATTGACCAAGGAATCCACAACAATATTTTATTCATTCGATACGAGGATTTAATGGAAAATCCAGAAAACGAAATAAGACGATTTTATGAGTTTGTAGGACTTCCTTACTACGAGCATCAATTTGTAAATATAACTCAACACACACACGAAAACGATGCTATTCATGGCATATACGGAGACCATAAGATTAGACCAAAATTTGAAAAGCTTCCAAATGATTACGAAGATATTTTAGGTTTTGAGATTTGTCAATCAATAAAAAATTCATATCCGTGGTTTTATAGATATTTTAATTATCTTTAGAAATAATTTCAAGAAAACTAACAACGACAAAAGATGATTTACAATATTTGTGGACAACCACATTCAGGCAAAACAACCCTAGCCAATTATCTTAAAAAAGTATTAGAAGTAAACAACCCTAAAAAAAAGGTGTTCATTGTAGATGGTGATGTGTTACGAAAAATACTCAACAACAAGGATTATTCTGAAAAGGGAAGAATGGATAATATTCAACAAGCATATTCTATTGCCAAATACCTAAATGAAACCGATAATTTTGATGTTATTTTAGCTCTAGTATCGCCTTTCAAAGACCAAAGAGACCAATTTAGATTTGTTACCGATTGTATTGAGATATTTGTACACACAACAAACATAAGGGGGAGAGAAAATTTTCACGTTGAAAACTATGAAAAGCCTAACTTTGACTACATAGATATTGACACAACCGATGTAGATGAACTAACATCCGTAAATGAATTAATGGAAAAAATAACACAACATAACAAAAAAAAATAAGATGAACGTAATATTTCAAATTCAAGGTGGGCTTGGTAAAAGTGTAGCAGGAACAGCAGTTTTAAAAGCAATTAAGAAAAAATACTCAAAGGCAAATATAATAGTGGTTACAGAATATCCGCAAGTTTTTATAAACAACCCAAATGCTAATAGGGTTTTGAACTCAAATCAAACGAATGGGCTATATAAAAGCTACATTGAAAAAAAAGACGTAAAAGTATTTTTTGCAGACCCTTATCATCAAAATGATTTCATTACCGAAAATAAACACCTTATTCAAATATGGTGTGAAATGTATGGACTTGAGTACAAAGGCGAAATGCCTGAAATATTTTTATCAAAAGGAGAAAAAGAATATTTTGCACCATTCTACAAATTAGATAAACCAATAATGGCTATCCAACCAAATGGAGGAGGCTTTGGACAGCCTTTGAAGTACAGTTGGACTAGAGATATTCCTTCTTACGTTGTAAATGAGGTTGTAAGCTATTTTAAAAATGATTATTCTATTTTACACATTAAGAGAGAAGACCAATTGATATATGAAAATACCATTGGAGCAATGGATGACTGGAGAAGTATTGCCATAATGCTAACGATGTCCGCAAAAAGATTGCTTATTGATAGTAGCTCTATGCACATAGCCACAGCCCTTAACCTACCTAGCGTAGTAACTTGGGTTGGAACTAATCCAAAAGTTTTTGGATATGGGATGCACACAAATATAGTTGCTAACGATTTTACAAAAGAAATAAACATAGAGCATAATGCTTATTCTAAAAATTTATTATTCGAAGATATTTCTACATTTCCTTATAACTCATTTGAAGAAGTTTTTAATGTTGACGAAATAATAACTAATTTAAGATAAAATACTTAAAAAAAAATTATTAATAATATTTTTTTGTAAGTTTGTTGTTAATTATAAAAGTTTTCTTAAATGGAAAAATTAACAGAATCCGAACAAAAAATAGCAGAGTTCATATACTATTACCCAGATGTTGTGGTTAAAATTCTAAATGACCATGGATATAACATCGACATGGATACTGCGACACTTCATAAAATAAACGAATTAACTTACAAAGCGCTTATTATTGATAATAATGTTGAATTTGCATTATCTTTTGATAATGCAATGGCTAACGATGGATACTTAAATATAGCGCCATTGGTAATAGCTGGTGTTTTTTCATTAGCGACTAGTTTGTTAGGCGGTTCTATGGCATCAAAGGAAGCTGAAAGAAACAGACAACTTCAAAAAAATATTGCATTAGCTGGTTTTGCTCAAAATGAGTTATTATCCATGGAGAAGATTAGGTCTGAATCCGAAACGGCAAGAACAAGAATATTAGTCAATAGTTTAGAATCATACCGTACAACTCTTCAAAAAGAAGGAACCGCTAGAATAAATGATACTTGGCTTTATGTAACTGGTTTGGGTATAGGCATTGGAATTATTTATGGAATTTATTTATTAGCTGATTAATATGGGAACGATACCAACAGGAGGCGCAAGTACGGCAGGAGGATTAAGTACTGGTGCGCAATTAGGAGGCGCTTTTATAAGCGCAGGAATACAAGCTATTGTTGGAGGAGCTTTTGCAAAGGCTGATGCTAAAAAGCAAAGAGCAATGGAAGCCGAGTTAGGTAGATTGTCTTTGTCTCAACAGAAAGATTTAGAAGAAAGATTGCAAAATATTCAAGGAGAGTTAGCGAAGCAAGAAATAATTTATAAATATTTAGCAGTTCAGAATAATGACGAAATGCTATCTAAACAACAAGGTAGAAGATACCTTTCCTATTCTATTTTAGGAGGTGGAATATTGGCATTGGCTGTAGTAGTATTACTTATAAAAAATAAAAAAAAGTAAAAAATGGATAACGAGACAAAAACTCTATTTTTATCAATAGCAGTAGCATTAGGATTGTTATGGTTGCTAAAGCCAAAAGGAACAAATATAATAGGAAAAGAAAAACATAAGGATGCTGACAGAAACGACAGTAATAACAGTAATAACAGTAATAACAGTAATAAAAGTAATGATAAGTATGCAGAGCCTAAAATCGCATCTGAATCAACTAAAAAGGAAAAGGACAATGCAGTAATTGCATTACAAGCTATGAGAGAAGCTATTAAAAATAAAGAGCCAAAAAGAGAACTTGATAAACTTAATGCTATGATTTCACAAGACTATGGAGTTAAAGTTTTATTAAATAAAAAAACACTTAAATTAAGAGCTATGTCTAAACAAGGCAAAGTTCTAGCAGAAGAAAATTAATTATGGCAGGAATATATTCACCAATAGTCACGATATTTCCTGATGGAGTGGTTACAGTAGCAAGCACAGATGATACTAGTTATAGTCAGATAACTCAATCTGCGGGTAGTTTTATTTATGCAATCGATAAAATTTATATGAGCGCAAACAGTGGCTCTCAATTAATAGAGCCTTTGGTATTTACACAGTACGATGTTAATGGAAATATTGAGAGTCGTAATCAAATTCAAACAATTGACCCATATCAATATCAGAACTCTATTTTTTTAAATTTTAATCAAAAAAATATATATTTGAACGGTAGAAATAACTTTACTTTTAATATTTTACCTAATGAAAATATTTTATTGGTTTTTTCAAGTGAAGAACTTTCTAATAAAGATTTCTTAGAACCAACCAATTTCTTTAATGATGACTTTTTTAGTGATTATACAGAAATAGTTTAACTATACGATTTTCAATTTAAAAATAAAGTAAAATTAAAAAATATGTCAACTCAAATAAGTTTAAGTGTTACAAATAATACTTCCCTTGCTCAGCCTGTTAACATTATGGGAACACTAGTTCCTCAAGGGTTTTCCAACGATTCTAATAAATTATACGAATACAATTTGGCTACAGAATCTTTTTCAAGCCTTACATCAATATCTATACTTATCGCAACGAGTCCAAACCCTACATTTATTGCTTACAATGCAATAGTAAAATCCAATGATGTTGCTGGTGTGGTAAGCGCTTTAAATAGTTTAAATAAAGGCGTTTTTCTAAACAATGGAACTACGGTTTATGTTTCTGGTAACGATTATTATAGTTATGGTAGTTTAGTAATTAACTCGTCAATTTCAACTTCTACAATTTTAGGAACTACTGGAAATAACCCTTCGGGAATAACAATTGACCCATTAGGAAATATTTATACAGCAAATGGAATAAGTAACAATGTAACTAAAATTACACCTCTTGGGGTATCTACAATTTTAGGAACGACTGGCGCACAGCCCGTTGGAATAACAATAGATAGCTCAGGAAATATTTATACGAGTAATGGTTCTGATAATGTGAGTAAAATAACACCTTTGGGAGTATCAACTATACTAGGGGTATCAGCAGGCTCTCCTACGGGAATAACTATTGATTCTTTAGGAAATATTTATACATCAAATGGAGGGAGTAACAGAGTAATTAAAATTACGCCACTAGGAGTATCTACAACCTTAGCAATCCTAACTGGTCAAGCCCCAGTTGCAATAACAATTGATTCATCTGGAAATATATATACTGCAAACTACTTTACTAATATAGTAAGCAAAATAACACCACTTGGAGTAGCTACAACATTAGGAACGACTGGCATAACCCCAGTTGCAATAACAATTGATTCGTCTGGAAATATATATACTGCAAATCAATCGAGTGATAATGTAAGCAAAATTACGCCACTTGGGGTATCTACAATATTAGGAACTACTGGCTCTGCTCCAAGCGGAATAACTATTGATTCTTTAGGAAATATTTATACTGCAAATCAAGGGAGTAATAATGTAAGCAAAATCACACCGCTTGGGGTATCTACAATTTTAAATGTAACTGGTTCGCAACCACAAGGAATAACTATTGACGTATATGGTAATATTTATACTTCAAATCAAGGGAGTGATAATGTAAGCAAAATAACTCCATAATACTACCCTACTAAAAATAAAAAAGCGACTACACATAATGCAGTCGCTTTTTTTTACTAGAAAAATTAAAATTATCAATCCCCATTGACTAATTACAAATCTAAAAAAATATTTTCAGTTGTGCAAATTTTTTTATGTAAAATTTGTAGTAACATTTGGCAAAGAATGTATGCCATTGTGTGCAGTTACGCCAGTAAGTGTCGAAATACTAGTACCGTTGTTTTGCAGTAGCTTTTGATATATGCTACTCTTATCCTTTATAACAGTACCTTGAACAAATCTTACCGTGTCATTCTCGTCCATTATAAGATAACCTCCGCCCTCAATATTATCGTCCATTGATACTGCTTTCTTTAACCTATCGTCCTCTTTAGGCATTAGCTTAGCCAACTGCTTCAAAACTGTCTTTTTAGCCATCCATTGCTCTGAATCCTTCTTGTCGTTGAAGTATAAATCGTTTTTGTATTTTGACATATTAGCAATCTGTTGAATCTCTAGTTTAGACATAACTTTAAAGACAACATCATCGTTTACTTTGGCACAAGCGTAGATATATTTCAGCGTAGAAGAGTTTCTAACAGCAGAATGATTAGGAGTATGGTATAGCTTTGGCTCAAGACCTAGTTCGTATTCGAAGTCGTCTTCTTCATAGACTATTTCACACCATATTTTCTTTACTTTGTCAGAACGCAATAATAACGTCAATAAGCCCTTATAACCTAAAACGGCAGTTATGCTATCGTTATAAGGAATAAAGTAAAATTCGCCTATCATTTGGCTTGGATTAAGACCAATTTCAGCACAATGCAATATACTAGCAAATAGCGAAGCAGGATTTTTCAAAAACACATCTTGAAGCTTAGGAGAGCGTTTTAGTTCGCTAATTACAATTTGTTTAAATTTAGCAGGACTTAACGAACTACCTTCTAGTAATTCTACAAGGTTTTTTTGTTCGTACTTTTCGATTGTAGTTGTGAAGCTACTGATTAATTCTTTGCTCATCTTATAAGTTGTTTAAGTTTAGGTATTCGGATTTTTTATTTTCAAGTTCGTTTATTTCAATTGCAATCCTTTCTAACTCATCTAAGATATTTTGGAATTTTCTTGAGTTTATAGTGTAATTTTTAGCTTCCTTCAGCAAAAATTTTCTCAAGTTAACTCTGTAAATATTTACTTCGTGAATTTCTAGGTTAATCTTAGTTAGCGAATACTCTTCTGGATTCATTTTGTAGTAGTTTAATAAACTATTTCGTCAATGTGGGGCATTTCTACTCTGCTAGAGCAATTATCTCTTATGAAGCACTCATTGCATCGTATAAGAGAAGGTTTAGCCTTGAAAACCTTTTCTATTGGCTTTTGTAATTCGCCCTTTACCCACTCAACAGTTGACAAATGCGTAGCAATAGTGTTTTCCTCAACGTGAACCTTTATTATCTTTACATCATGCGTAGCTTTGGTAGAAAATATAAAGAAGAAAAAATCAATATCATCAGGCTCACATTCTAATTCTTTAGACAAAAGAATCTTGTATTGAACTGGCTGTAGCATTAGATTATGCTTTTCAGTCAATGAATCAAGGTTCCAACCTAATTCATTCCATTTGTCATCCATAAGCCCACTGTACTTGGTATCAATGATACAAATCCTATCGTTCCACTTGGCTACAATATCGAAAATACCAGTCATACCATCTTGCGTACACACTTTGCCTATTTCAATTATTTCAATTCCGTAATTTTTTACAATTTTCTTGAAGAACTCGGCACTGTCTATTGCTCTTTGGTACTGCTCTGAAACCATTTCTTTTTTTGTTCCTGCATATACTATCTTGGCTTGTGGAATATGACCGTCACGAGGTATAGAGCCAGTAGCCATATACTCAAAAAAATTACCGTATTCCATTGCATCGCTTGAAGGAAATCTAACACCATCAATATACTTTGCTTTAGTCTGAAGACCGCAAACTTCACCGTTCTTATATTTTGCAAATTCTTTTAGAAAGCTTTGGGAAATGTTTATCATTTTAAAATCGGATTTATTTATAAATTAATTGCTTTTGTTATAGCATCGTTTTAATGTGCTATAATTATTTCCAACTATAACCGCAGTTCTTGACTAATTTCAAATCATCTTTATTAGCAGGGAAAACTCTACAATTTGTTAGTCTTACTTTGTAAATTCCGCAACTAGTTTCGCAAAGAAAAGGACACGTATATCCAAGTTTACAGCAAGCTGAACCTTTTTTACCATCAAGCGTTTCACAAAGTTCTGGGGTGCATTGCCCCTTTCTTCCCTTCTGTTTTCCAATAAAACTATTTAAAAGTCTGCCAGCTTTTGTTTTTGTCATAAATATTATTATCCGTGATAAATAATTGACATTTGATTTTTTTTCTTCCATCTACTTATTTGTATTCATCGATTCAAACTGTGTATTTTCCATCCAACCATCGGATGAATGTACTTTTCCAACCCATGTATAACCTACTTTTTTTCTAGTCTTTTTGGATATTCCTATAATAGGAGTTTCTACTCTAATATCTTCTAGTTTCTTGAAGTCAATATCCACTTTAGGCTTCATAGCAAGCTCTCTTAACATGTCGTCAGCAGTAGCTTTATTTTCGGCTTCCATGATGATTGGTTTGTCAACATTTTTAAAATAATATTTGTAAAACCTCGTCTTTTCCATAAAAGAAAAATATATATTCATTATGATTTAGAATATTGTAGTAAAATATAATGCAATTACTAATTGAATTAGTTATTTTTGATGCAAACATCTTATGTCCATAGTAAGTTGTATAAGTTTTCTTGGTATGAGAGCGAGAGTTGTTACTCGCTCTCTTTTTTTTCGCCCTATTCGTAAGGTAGGTCGTCAAATTCATTCATATTGTTTATAAAGATTGCATCTCCACAAACATAATCGCTCGGATATATGGATTCCGATTTGTGAGCCATTTCAGTGGCAATAGAGTTCATAGAAAGATTTTTGTTCTTGCCTTCTTCGTCTATCAATAGCATCTCACCATCTTCTAAGTAAATAACCTCTACTGGACTACTGTATCCCTCGTTGCAAATTAGGTTCCTTGCGCCAATAAAAGACGTAAATTCTACTTGTCTTTTTTCGCCTTCTGTTGTAATAATTGTTGCTCTCATAGTTAATTTAAAATTTATACGAACAAATGTAAGTAAAAAGTTTTCGGTACAATAAAAAAAGTATGTTTTTTTTTAATCTTTTTTGTCTACTAGAAACCAATTCGGAAGTTTCTTTTTTCTAATCTTGTATTGAGTACCTCTTAATAATTCGTTTTCCTTTTGAATCATCTTTCTTTCTCTGGTTATGCTTTCGAAACAAGGAAGTTTATTGAATCCTAAATCTGTAAGCAGTTGTAAGGCACTCATTTCGTTTATTTTTTCTTTACCTATAAAATTAAAGCAGTAAGTGGCTATAAGACGATTGTCGTTATCTCTTAATAGAGGATTAGTCTCTAATAAAAAAGTTACCCTGTCTTTTATCGATTTAAAATCACTGAATTGTTTTGGCTTCATCTTTAAATAATTTTTACGATTTTAGGATATTTTTCTTCAAATTGTTCATAGGCAACAAAGGCTGATACAAATTGGTCAAATGCAAACTGTAACTTTGGGTTATCCCAATCATCTGAAACATATTCAGAAAAACTCTTTGTTAGGTTAATTGGAATTGCGTTATTGACAGAACATCTCTTTAGTTGCTTATCAGTACAGCCGAGAACCATAGCGTTTGTTATATTGGTCATAAATAAGCGCATATATTTTTCATCGTTTAATCGTTTGTCGTCTATAGAATCCTTTATTTTGATAATTAAAGTTCCTAATAGCACCTGCTTGAAGTTTCTATCGTTCAAAATGTCCATTGATTCCATTGCAAATTCACTAGAGCCGTCAATTTTTGAACCGTTTATTAAAAACTCTTCCATTAGCTTTTCTGCGTCATCTTTTGAAATACCTACCATATTTTTTTTACTTTATAAATGAATGGAGTTGTAGTTGAAAAATCTGTTATGTTGATTATTGCGCCAAAAATTTCACGCATCTTTTCCCTATCATTAGCAACTGGAGTACCCTTGAAATACCAAAAATATTGACCACCTATAATGGCTCCAAACTTGTAGAAATTACCGCTTGGTATTTTATTGTATTTCTTTGAATCATTCAGTATATTAATTACTATACCGTCCTCTTTAAAGGTAAATAAATTGTATTTTTTTTTGTTTTCTAATTCTGAAAAAGGGGTTGTTGTTAAGTTCATCTTGATTTTTTTATTTGAACAAATATAGTAAAAAAATATTAAAACAAAATAAAAGTATTATATAAAATATAATAATTTATATTGAATAACTATTCTTTAATCGTGAAGCTATCCATACTACTGTAAACCAACTGTTTAAATAGCATCTCTCTTTCTTCAAAATAGTCGTGTACTATTTTTCTATTGGCTTCTGTATCTCGGTAGTATATGCAATCTGTTTTATAGCAGTCAAATTCATCGCCTAACATAATCGATATTTCGTGCATCATGTAGTAGCAGGAATACCTAATATCGTGATATATAGATTGAAGCTGTGGGTCATTTTTTCTTGTAACAACCGTTTCGTAATATTCCCCTTGAACAAACCTTTGAAAAGATTTTTCGCTACCCAAAACAGATAGTGAAGCAAGCCTAATAGCCTTTGCTTTTTCATCTAATGCTCTATCGTATGTTTTCTTGGATATATAGCCTTTAACATAAGCAATTCTCCAAAAAGCATGGTCTAAATCAGTTCCAGTCAATATTCCTTTTTCGTGGTCGTATTCGAAATTCCAAACGGTAACTTTCTTTTTTGGGGAAACATCGATAATTGGATTTTTATTTAGGTATTTTTTAGCATCAGTTTGCACCAAATTAAATAGGTACATAAACTTGCTTGGAAAATTTTTGTTTTCTGTTTGGTATAGGGTATGCTTTCCGTCAAAAACTAATTCATTGCACTCGCTACCAATTCTAATTAGAAAATCGCTCTTGCAATTTTTAAGCATTTTTAACTTTCGGTCAATCCGTACCCTTTTGTATTGTCGGGGAAAATCTTTTAAATTTAGTTCCATAGCAGTTGTTGTTAAATTTTACCACCTTTTTCAAATTTGTTTAATATTTGTTGTTGTCTTTCTTGGTATTGTTTTTTGGTAATTAAGCCATCTTTAAAGTCTTCTCTTAAAATTTCAAGAGTTCGGTTGAGAGCTTTATATCTTTCAGCATCTAATTCAGTTTTGCCTAATGGTTGTTCAGCCCCCTTTTTAGGTTCCACTTGCTTTGGTCTTTCCATACCTACAACCTTCTTCTTCCTGCTCATAGCTTGCTTTGATGCTTCATCAAGCTTTCTAGCTTCATCTATTTTTGCTTGTAACTCAGGCGACAAGTCTTTTTCCTTTACATCCATGTCAACCTCTACGCTTCCCAAGTCGGCACTTGAACCTAACCTTGTTATAAGAATATAAGCATTACACGGGTTGTTTATCTCGGATATTTCATTAGAAATTATAATCCTTTTAAAGATTATGGAATCATCTCCAGAAGGTAAATTTAGCTTGCGCATATCAGAAATAAGTTTCTTAATATCAGATTCGGCTAATTGATATTTTTTAATCAGCCCCGTTGAAATTAAACCATCTACTTCTACTGCTATTTTAAGATTACCGTCAAATCCAATCTCACCATTACCTCCAAATATTCTATCGTGTAGATAGTAAAATCCAACATCGTCTGTTTGGTCATTGGTTACTTGATTTATGTTGAAGCATACTTCAGCTTTTTTAGATGTTGTAACAGTAGAGATAGGCATTGCTTTACTCTCAATTATAGCTATAACATCTTTATCTACATCGGTAACTTTAATTTTTCTAAAAGCTTTTCCCTTGTACTTTTTAAACAGATTAGCGGAAGTCCACTTCTGACATTCATTCCACGTCCATCCAAGTTTACGCTTTTTAGATAACTTATAAACACGTTTGGCTATTAAGTTAAATATCTTTAGGGAAAAGTTTTTCTTCATTTTAGATTTCTCTTAAATAGTTTTAGGTGCTTTTTTGTATTTCTTTATTGAGGATAAGGAAACATTGAAGTGCTTAACTGCTTCTGATATAGAGTGGTCTTTGCAAAATTCAAAAATTTGAGATTTTAATTCGATTGATAGTGGGTAAAGTTTCTTTCCAATATCTACCAACTCGTTTTTTTTGCAAATGTAGTTTATACTACCCCTTGAGCAATTTAGTCTTCTTTGTATTTCTCTATAAGACAATCCCTCGTGTCTCATCTGCAATACTTTCGGTTTTAAGTTTCTACTGCTAGCCATAATTAGTGTTTAAGTTATTGGTACAAATATAAATAATAAAAGTCAAAAAAAAGTGCGACTAGGCACTTGATTTTGTGTTGTGATTTTTTAATAGTAATATAATTAATTACTAAATTTCCTAAGACCTAAATGAAGTTGGCATCGGATTATCTTTTAGCCAACCACTAAAGCTTGGAACATTAGCAGTAGCTTGTTGAGCTAACATTTCCTTAAAAAAATTACTAGGTTCTGTAGCAGGCGTTATGGTAGGTTTGGTAATGTTTTTATTGGCTGTATCTTCTTCATTGCCCAATACTACACTTGTATTTCCAATGACAATTGGTTTTTTGAAGAAAGAGTAAACGAAAAATCCAACTGCTCCTATTGCAATTGCTCCTCCCAAATACATTGCTATTTTTTTATTTTCTGGTGTCATAACGATTTATCTTAAATTAAGACGTAAAAATAAAAGATTAATATGATAAAATCTAAATAATTTATCGAAATAAAAGAAATCAAACCTAAAATAAAAGTATAAAGATTGTTTTTCGTGATAAATATTAATCTTTTTACCGTTTAAATTCGGTTATTGAAATTCCATCTAAACTATTAAAAAAGTCGTTCACATCGGTTTTGGTTTCTTCGGGATTAAGAACTCTTTTTGGTAAGCAAACCGAAGCTACTTTAATACCGTTATTTTTTTGCTGTTTTACAAAAATTTGCTCCTTTGTCTGCGCAAGAGGTAAAATTTCTTCAAAAGTTGGGTGAGTGTAATCTTTAGGGTTTGGTATAAAACCTAATTCGTAAGCTTTTGTTATTTCGTTTTCCATAATTTATTTTGATTTAATAATTATTTCGTCATCATCGTCATATTCATAACAATCGGTGCAATAGTGTTTATCTTGTATTTCTTCCCAACCACTTTCATCAGCCAAATCGTTTAAAGCGCATACTTCACTCCAAGCAGAATATTCAGTACCTTCATTAACATCTTTACCACAACAATCACAAACCATTGTGTACATTTTTACTTCTTTTATCATAGCTTACTTGTTTTTAAATTTTTCAAACCACTCTATCAAATACTGTTTTTGACTTAACTCTCCTTTGTAATTGTAATTCCAATCAAAGCAAAAATCATTTATAATTTTAAATAATTCATCCTCTGTATAGCCTTGTTGTTGCTTTTCAATTTCTCTAGCTTTTTTGACTATTTCTATCTGATTTAAAGTCGGGTTTCTTAATTCAAATAATTGGTCAATTATCCATCCTACTGCTGACTGTTTCATAATTGTTTAATTAAAAAATTCTATTGAATCCGTGTAGGTTTCGTTTGTAAATAATCTAAGTACAGTTGCGAATAATTGTAATCCTACGGACTTGCCAGTATCCTTAACTATACACTTAACAAGTTGATATGAAGAACCACCCGTGGTCTTTCCCGTTTCTATTTTACCTGAACTGTAAAGTAACATCTTGCTATCGGGCAAGTATATCCCAATATCGTTAGTACCGTTTTCATTATACACTACTGTTACATTCGAATACTGAAGCTCTCCAACAACATCGTTAGTTGTTATTATAAACTTCGTATATTTTTCAGTAAAAACTCCCTTTTCTTCTTGGGCTGACATTGATAAGCTCAATGACAATAAAGCTCCTAATAGTAATTTTTTCATGGTTTTTTTAAGTTTTTAAAATAACGTTAGTGGTTTTGTTTTTGGTTTAGCATTTTTTAATCTTCCGTTTATTATTGGAATGTAATCATCTTCACGCTCTATTAATATATAATCTCTGTTGGTGTTTTTACAAGCAACTCCAGTACTACCGCTACCCGCAAATGGGTCAAGAATAACAGCCCCTTCTCTACTAACTAGCTTTACTAAATATTCCATAAGAGCAATCGGCTTTACTGTTGGATGGTTGTTTTTATTTGGATTTCTATTTTCTGGATTTCTGCCATTATTCAATAATCCTTCTTCGCTATGAAAACCACCATAATTAACTCTTTCTTTATCTAGCAAACCATCACAACCCGCATTACGTTCTGACTTGCTCGCTTTGGCACAATAAAAAAATCGACTTGCATTTCCTTCGCTTGAATCGTGAATTTGCTTTGTACTTCCTGAAGGTGCGCCTAAACTATTACCGTTATTTTGATATTTATAGGCTTTTTTCATTGCACCACTTTTCGTATTGGGAAACATCGATACTACTTCTTCTGAACCGTAATTAGGAAGTTTATTAAATAATCCTTGTAAATCAATCGGCATTTTATTATATAATGTTTGTTCAATTGTTATCATTGTATTTTCTATTTTCAAGTTTATAATGGCATTTTCTAGGTGTTCTCATTTAGCCATTTATATAATTTATATATCTGTTCTTTAGTTAAATTATCTTTGCAGGTGTATTCATTTTCGGGATAAGATAAAATTAAATTTGCAGGGAAACGACCTATAGGATTTGATGGGGTTGCCTTGTCTTCTGCAAATGCTGAATATATCTTATCAGGACTATCAGAATAGTTAGTTGTTGGATTTTTAGATGCTTTATTATCCATAATTTCCTTATCTTCTTGAGAGCTTTCAACTCGACTACCATCAATATCAATTCCTCCAGTTCCCCATTTCAAGACATTTAAAGCAACTGTTTTTTCGGATAAAGGCTTTCTTGCCATAGTTATTGGCTCTAATGCTGGTTTTAAAGCTGTACCCCAACCTTCCCATTCAGAGTTTCCTTTGGTTAATTTTTCTACTCCATATCCAAATTGTTTTTCATTATTTCTATTTGCTTCATCTGCTAAATAACCACTACCATTTAGTTTCGCTTTCTGAACATCGCCACGTTTTATTTCCCCAACAACTTCCCTTTCATTTCCTTGCAAGGCATCAACAGCTTTTCCAATATTCAAACTTTTAGGGAAGCCCGAACCGTAAACCCAAGCTATCATATCCCTAATTTCAAATCCCGCATCTTCTATTCTTACAGCCATACGATGTTGCGTTCTAGTTCCTGCAAAAGCTAATAAGTAACCTCCATGCTTTAAAACTCTCAAACACTCTTTCCATATCTCTTCACTAGGAACGTCATAATCCCATTTCTTACCCATAAATGATAGTCCATAAGGAGGGTCTGTTACAATTGCATCTACTGAATTATCTTCGAGCTTTTTAAGCTCTTCTAAACAATCCCCGTGCATGATTTTTTCTAACTTCATTTTTTATAGTTTTTTAAAAATATTAATTCTCCGTTAATTCCTTTTCTTATGATGATGTAGTTGTCTTTGTAGAGCTGATTAAGTATTGGTTTTAGTTGTACAATAGTTATATCTAGGCATTTACTTATATGGTTTAGGCTAGTACCGCTACTGTTGTTACTTAAAGATTGTCTATTTAATATTAACTCCTTGGCTTGGTCGTACAGCTCCATTTATTTAAGTAGTTCTTGATTTTGATAAATATTTCCGATAACTTCGTATTCATATCCCCAATGTTTTCTAATTTTTTGAATGTTTGACTTATAGGCTAACGCAAACCGACTACATTCACTATCCCATATTATTTCACAAACATCAGTAACATATTTATGAGAGCTTGGTATTTGCCAATTTCCTTGAGAACGAGTAAAATTCACTATGTCTCCTTCATAAACATCAACCCCATTTTTATCTTTTAGTCCTATGAACTGCATAATTTTTAAATCATCCCATTTTTTATCATCTTTATTAAATAAAAAAGACTCAAAAACACCTACCCATTCCCCAAATAATACACATTCTCCCGTTAGGCTAAATCCACCTAAATTTTTATACTCATAACGTAATAGCCATTTTTTATTTAAGTCATCCCATGCCCTAAATTTTATTTCTCTCACCATTTTATTTTAAACGCTTAAATGACTAATTACTATCCACCAAAATATTAAAGCAAACAAAACCTGCGCAATCAAAATCCAACCGTACATTGGATAGTCTTTTTCGATTAATTTATACTCTTTCTTGGTCATGGCGTGTTTATATTTCTGTAATCTGTGTATGGGTACATTTTACCGCTAAATGATTCTGCGTAATCGCAATCTGTGCATTGATGTGGGTATATTGGAGGGTATGATGCAAGAACACTGCCAACTGGTCTTAGATAACCGTCCTTGCATTTAGGACACTTGTAGTCAATCCTTACGGTTTTAACTTCTTTAATTTCTTCCATAGTTTTTTGTTGTTAATTGGTTTGTGGAGGCGGGGAGATTCGAACTCCCGTCCAAACAACTTTGGTTATTACAATTTATACAGCTTTTTTTGATACGATTTTAAAGTTGTAGTATCATTCAACTAGGGTCTACTGTTAAAAGTAAACAAACCACCACCTGATTTAATCTAATCAGGAAATCCTTTTAATGTTTAGGCTACTAATTGTAGTTCTTCAACATTAGGGTTAATCAATGAAAAAACTTTGCTCATGTTAGCGTTAACTTGGTCAACATCTAACGAAATTACTTTGTTGTCATTTATTAAATTCACCTTAGTTTACAGTTATCTCTCTGGCTGATTGTAATAATTAGTGGTTGTCTGTCAAATCCAGTCGCCCCCTTTTTTAAAAATACCAAAGCGGATTTTTAAGTCCGCTAAGGTATTAAATTTAATTCTTAAATAGAAACTGAAACGGGTTTTGGTAAAGAATCTACGATGATGTTGTAGGCATTTAAGTTCTTTCTGTAACCGCTACCAATCATCACGTTTTCAAGACTTTTCCCATCCTTTACATCTTGGTGGTTAGTCTTCCATGTAACAGCATTGAATAAGCCCCATAAGGTATGTCCGTGAGAGTTTAATTCGCTATCCAAAATCTCTTTGAACTTGGATATTTCGTTAACCTTTCTAGTTGAAAATTCAGAAGTTTCCTTATCGAAATCAACTACGTCAAAGTCAAACAAATCAGCTATAACCCTTTTGGTAACAGCAGTACTAATTTTAACGTCAGCCATCCTTTTGTAGTTATCCATAAGACCACATTCAATTCTTAAAATATCGTTGATTTTCTTTCTTGCTAATTCTATTCTTGAAGAAGCAGAAGCAGTGTGTCTAAATCTAGTTACATCCTTCATAGCAAGGTGAAATGTGTTTTGACAAACCACAACCTTATTAGTAAAGCCAAATCCAATAGAAGAACTACCATCGTGACTATTAAGACCAGTAACGTATCTTTCAATCGTGTCGTTAGCTACAATAGTGTCAGGCAATTGAGCTTGATAATAAACCTTTTTACCGTTATACAAGGAACCACCTCTAAACTTTTCAGTAATGTCCATAGAAGCTTCAATAATGTTTTCAGCTAATGCAGAATTTTGCATTGTTTGATACTGTTTTCCAACAGTTCCTAGCCAAAGGTTATTATCATTACGATAGATACCAAAGCTTTCAGTAGGATAGCCGTCATCACATTTTAAAGGCTTTTTGGTTACGCTCCAATTGGTTTGAGTAGCATTTAATAAGTCAAATGTTTTATTAAACACTTGCTCTTTAGTTTCATTAGGGATTTCATTCATAGTTTCCATAGTTTTAAAATTTTGTTGTTAGTTTAAATTTTCTTTAGCAAAGATAAAAAAGTATTTTGGTTCTACAAGTTTTTGGTTCGTTTTTTTTATTTATTTTTGATTTAATTACTCTCCTTTAAATTTAAGTTTATATTTATCCATTAATTGTTGTAATTCACAAAGTGACATTACACCAATATGACGAAATTTATAAATTTCTAATCTTCTAAATTCAGAAACTTGACCTAAATACATAATATCAGCAACTCTTAAAGAGTTTTTAAGTCGATTAGACATATCAATTTCTTCTATAGTTATTGCATTAGCATTAATAAAATGTCTATCTATTTTTTCGTTAATCGCTTCTGCAATAAACCTACCCATTTCATCTTGAAAATCATTTGCTTCATTCACATCTTTACAAAGTTTTAGAATACTTCTATAACCACATATTGTAGCAATTAATTCAGTATTTGTATTTTTATCGTTTTTCCCCCAAATGCAATTTCCTCCCAAATGTATATTGTAATCAACTTTACCTATAAAATTTACGACTCTATTTTCCATAATTATTCTTGATTATAAGTTAACATATAAAATTCCGATTTAGCTATTTGCTTGTAGCCGTTTTTTTTGTAAAAATTAATTACTTTTTTCATTTTTAAGTCAAAATCTTTTGGCTTATAATCTTCCTTTGATTTTTTATTAAACTCTAAAGGGAATGGTATAACTGCAATATAATCAACATCAAACTTGTCATGTAATTCTTTTAAGACCATTGAGCCAATACCCGAACCTTGATAGTCGTTAAATATATTTAATTTTTCTAAATAAGCAACCTTGTCGTATAATAATCCACAATCAAATTTTTTAAGAAAAAAAGCTTTGTATAAGTCTGAATTATAATATCTATTAAATATAAATTTTGAATTGGAAATAACTTCAAAAAGATTAAAAATTTGCCCATCACTATCTATAATATCTGAAAAGTCAAAATCTAAGTCATAGGGATAATTCGCATACTTACAAAAATCTAAAATCTTTATATGACCTTCTCCCACTTTATATTCAACACCATCATCATCCTCATCATAAATGTTAAAAAAAATATCATCGATAAAGTCTTCTGGCATATAATCATGGTGTTTACCAAAAAATACTGAGTGTTGATAATTAATTCTAAAATAAGCCATAATTATTCTTGATTTTTAATTGTTAGTTCTTTTCCAGTTAATGCAAAGTATAGGTTTTGAAGTTGGTGGACATTTTTGAACAAACTTAAATCTGGACAAAACCCAAAGTCGTTTTTTTTCAAGTGGATAGCTAAGCTAAAATCATTATCATCATCATAATAATTCAATATGAAACCATTGATTTCTAAATTATATTCGACCCCATCGTAAATATCACTGTTAAATACTTTTTTTTCAAATCCAAAATTCAACAACCATCCTTCTGTTAGTGGGATAGGGTTTAAGTCAGAAATAAATCCAATATCTCCACATTTAAAAGCAACTTCTACTTCTAATATTTGTGATATTTTCGCTATTTCAAAATTCCAATTAACCAAATTACCTAATCTTAATTCGTTTGCTTTCATAGTTGTTATTATTTTCGCTCTGAAGCTTTCATTATTATTTGCATGACTAGAAATATCCAACTAAGTAATAATGAAAATATTACTATAATTGGTTGAAAACCTCCGCAAAACAAATTATCTTTGTTTTCAAATTTCCAAAAAATGTAATTTATTATAGCTCCTAAAAGCCAAAAAAGCATGAATGTACCCATAGGTTTAAAATTTTATTTTTAGTTTGTTTTTTATTTCGTCAAAGTTAAAAAGTTTTTTGGTTCTACAAGTTTTTGGTTCGCTTTTTTTTGTTAAAATTTACTTAAATCTTTTTTATAAATATTTTATTTATATTTGCCTAAATAATAAACAATTAAAAATGGGAAATATAAAAAAAATAGGGATATTTGTAGGTGTAGCTGGCGCTATTGCAGTCGGTTATTATTTATTAAAAAAAACAAAACCTAAAGTAGCAGAAAAACAACTTTCTCAGTTAAATGCAAATGAGAAGAGTTCAATACAAAAAGATTTATCTGTCGCAAATTCAACTAAAACTGAAGGAAGTGGTCGAACATCTGTTGCGGATACCTCTTTAGGATTACAGCCTACTGTAACAAATACAACGAGAAATTCAACCGTAAATCCAACTTACACACCAACAAGTACTACAACTTCAACAAGAAGCACATCGAGTACAACTCCTAGGGCTACTAATTCAACGATAAGAGTAGGTGGAAGAAGATAGCTTCAAATATAATATTGGTAAATAAAAAATTAAAAAATGGCAACAACAAGAAGGGTAATGGCGGTTGGTACAAGAGGAGGAGTATCATCATCAACAAGAAGTCCTGCAATGGTTCTTAATATGCTTAACCCAGTAACAAACAAACCTTTTACTGATAGAGGGGCAGGAGATATAAGTGAGTGGTTTATTTATGACCAAATTACTAAACCATATTTAGACAATGATTATAAAACTGGTGTAGTACAAGTTAGGTCTAATAATTGCATTGACCTAGATATAGATTTAAAAAGAATAACTGAAGAAATAGCAAAATACACCAAAATCCAAGCAGGATTTCCGCAAGAAGGAACTAAAATAGAAATTGAATTTTTAGCTTATGCAAAAAATTTAATTTCAACCAAGTTTAATGGTTATAGCTGTTTGGATAAAATAGAGGAGACCAGACTTGATGAAACTGCAAAAATAGCTACCATAACGTCAATAGAATCTGAAAAAACAGTTTTAGGAAAGTCAGATTTAGAAACTAAGATTTACATATTAATAGGGTCTGCCGTTTTAATAACCACAGTATTAATTCTAACTAATGAAAAATGATAAAATTATCTGAATGTCAATCATCGAGAAATGAGTGGGAAAGACATGGAACTAATCCACCAAAAGAATTACAAATATATGTGCAGAATATTAAAAAAAAATATCAAGATGCGGGTTGCGGTAAAGATGTTTTATTAGAAAAATGTAAGTGGCAGGAAGCATATATTCAAAATATAAGAAACTCAATAGAAGAGTTTACATATCAAAATAACCCATCTCGTGTACAAGCCTCTTCCAAAAGTTTAGCAGAAGCAGAAGCAGAACTTAAAAAATTAGATTGTGCTAAAAAAATAGAAGAAAATAAACAAGTAGCTGTTAAAAGCACAATAAATAAATACTCGGCTCTTGATGAAGAAAGAATACAAGCTGAAATTAAATATCAGACTAATGTTAGAATATTTATAGGTGCTAGTGTTTTAGTTTTAGCCTTAACAATAATATTAGTTAATAGGAAATAATGTTAAAAAATAAAATTAATTTCATCTTATCCCCTTAATCTCCCCCCTTCCAATACCCCAAATCCACAAAAAATACCTCAAAATACCTCAAAATACCTCAAAATACCTCAAAAAACTTCAAAAACCATCAAAAAAGTTTTTCCCACGAAGTTCCCAAAAATGATTGTAACG